TGGGTAGCTAATCAAGTTGTTTGGGAGTGGATGCGGCATGGTCATTGGGAGATATTACCAAAGGTGTATGCTATAGCATACCATAAGGTGTATAATCTTGGTATGAAGTGGTGCGAGGTGTTCGATGAGTTGGGCAAAATGCATTTAGGTGATGTGCGTTACGTTGGGTTTCAAGGTGTATAATATATTCAGGAGGTGTTAGAAGATGGTAAAAGTCGGAAGCACGTACAATGTGAATGCTGACATTGTTGTGGTGTCAGTTCAAAAGGTTCCTGTGAAAGAGGGTTCGTTGTATCGGTATTCAGTTGCGATTATGGGTATGGGCACGGGTGAAGTGTATAGTTCACTTTCTCCTGAAGAGGTCTCTGGTTTTGGTTTTGTGAGTTCGAAGAATGGTCTCAAGCTGGGTGTTATCCCAGTTGAGATAAAGAACAATGGAAAGGAGGGAATTGTGTAGATGGTTGATTTACCAAGTGTGACTTCTACGGTTGCGACAATGCTGAGTAACAATCTAGAATGGGCGCTTCCGATTTTGCTGATGGTCGGTGCTGTGTCGTGGGCTATTCGGCTTGTAGTTGGTAGGGCAAAACTGCGTTAGTGAGGTAAGGCCGTGGATACGGTTAGCGTGTTGCAAACTGCTACTGTGGAGTTGTTGCCGTCTGTGGGTGTAGAGTTTGTTAGTTTTTCGTTTGTTCTTGTGACTGTGTCCATGGCCTTGCTTTACGGGATTTGGCTTGTTGTGTCGTATTTTGGTGGTATTGGTGATGAGTGAAGCGCAATATCTGGCCGTATTAGTTGAGCAAGGGAATACTGTTATCACTCTGCTTTTCTTTTTGCCTTTGGTGTTGGCTGTTGTTTATGTGATTGTTGACATGTTTAGGAGTTGATTGTGGAGACTATTATAAGCATTTTGGCCTTGCCTGTGGTGTTAGTAGCTATGGTAATAGACTGGCTTAATTCTATCGCTATAGCGACAATACAAGTAGTAAATGCGTTAGTTAAGATTATTGGGGTTATTGTTCGTTCGGTTAGTGCTGTTGTGACTGGTTTTGGAAGTAATGCTGTAAGTGGTCAGGCCTTGGCTGATAGTGTAGGTGTTAGTTCTTCAGGTTCTTATTTTACTGTGTTTGTTGGCGGTGTTAAGCGTGTATGGTCTGCTGTTCCCAGCACTTTGTGGGTTGTCATAATGAGTATGTTTGCTATCGGTATCATTTTGGGGTGGGTGAAGAAGCATGCGGCGGGTAGTAGTAGTTAGTGTCGTTTTGGTTCTTGTGTTGTTTTTTGGGGGTGCTGATGGGAGTTATGCTGCTACTTCGTGGCGTATAACTGGCGCTGTTTTTCCAGGTAGTTCAGCAGGTGCTCCATATTTTCCTTTTAATATGCCTAACACAGCGTGGAGTGTGGCTACTTCCGCACGCGTGGGCGGTTATGCTTCGTTAATGTACTTACAGAATTACTTTGTGGGTGATGGTTTACCGTTCACATTTACGAGTTCACCTGTTTTTGCGCATAGTAGTTTCTATTGTGATAATTTTTACAATGGATGTACTGGTAATTTGGTAGTGCCAAATAGTTATACTGCTTCAGGTGTATATAGTTTTGGTACTTATTTGTTTTGGTTGCAGACGGGTACACAGCAAAAGGAAGTTGCAAGTGGTCATATTGATGTTATACCTGATTGGTTAGCTTTGGTAGCAAGGTTCGTTGTTCCTTCCAATGCTCCTTCGGGAAGTGTAATTAAGATTAGCTGGCGTTTGGAAAACAGGGCGCTTTTCCATGACGCATGGGTTGAGGAAATATATTATGCGTGGTATGGTCAAACAGGGTGGCGGCAGCATTCATTTGGTTATGACGAGTTGGGTGAGTGGGGTCAGCTTTATATTGGTGGTGATGATTACAAAATAGATGATAATGTGACGGTTGAAAATGGACATTTATTAGTTATGTTTAAGATAAAGCGGAAGATGTGTGCTGGATACACTTGGCTTGGGTATTGTGATGGCACTTATAACTATTATTATGGTTATATTATCCGTGACGTGTGGGTAGGTGACTATGAGTTAGCTAATTCTTTGAGTGGTGGAGTTGTACAAATGCCTGAAACAGGGTTCGTTGATGTAAAGTATCAGGGTGGGTGGTATCCTGTCGGTGTGCCCGTTGATTTAGAGTATACTTGTAATTGGACTTCTAAACCTGCATTTTTGAGTGCGAAGGGTAAAGGTGGTTGTGAGTTAGAGGGTATACCAGATTCAGAGGGTATGTATGAGTGGGGGCTTACGGTTACTGCTTCTAATGGGGACAATATCAATTATTCAGGGAAAATAATTGTGCGTCGTTTTGAAGACGCGGTAAGCGTTCCTGGTGGTACTGGGTTGACATCTTGGGTTATCGGTTTAACCAATACGGGTAGTACTGCGATAGGTGAGGTAGTTAGTACGCTTGACCATGCGAGAGTTGTCTTTACGAATGCGTTTAAGTCGCTGAATGTTACCGTTGATGATAGTTTAAGTAACTTTGACACTTCTAAGATAACACAATTTGTTGCTTTCGGCAAATCTATGTTGCCCCCAGGTGCTGGATTACCTATAGCGGCCTGGATAGCTGTCACGGGTGTTGACGTGGTAGTGGGTTTTATTGGTCTTATGAAGGGGATAATAAAATGGTGGTGATTGTGTGATATATGGATATTTTGGACTGCCACGTGTAGGAAAAACCTATACTGCGTGTTACCGTGCATATATGGAGATGAAGAAAGGTAGGGCCGTGTACTGTAACATACCGCTAGAAGGTGCGTATGTTTTGGATGTAGAACGTTTAGGTGTACAGTTTTATCTTCAGCCGCATAGTGTTGTTGTGATAGATGAAATTCAATGGTATGCAAATAGCAGACAATGGCAAAACTTGGCTGACGGGTTATATTTTTTATTCTCGCAGTCTGGTAAGATGTCCATAGACCTATTCTATACGGCACAGGATAGTAGTAGGGTAGATAAGACACTTCGGGAGGTAACAAACATATTTTACCAAGTGCATAGGTATGGGTGTATTCTTATATACGATGTGTATTATAACAATGTAGATTATTCACTCCAGAGAAATAATCGGCGCTTTTTTGGTGTAATGCGTAAATGGTTTTGGACTAAGTTTGATACTTCTTATTGGGTAACAGGGAGCGATTTTGTTCGGCCTGCACTTCCTGATAAACAATGGACATTTACTGGTGAAAAATGGGAGGGTGTCCCAGTTGACAATTCACTATGATGGTGTATAATGTAACCAGGAGGTGTTGAAAAGTGATTAAAAGAAAAATTGATGCTCAGGAGTTTTTACGGGACATGTGGCATTATGAAGTATTTACTTTCATGGATACTGAGCTGGAAGCATTGTCACGTTATGGCCTGTGTTTTTGGGAGATTGAAAAAACTACTGAAGGGTTCAGGGTGTCTCGTTGGATACCAGGCAGAGAACAAGACGAAGAAAGAATTTTACAGTTTGACGAATGCGTCAGGTTTGTGTTGAAACATAAGAAGGGTATCAATGACCAGTTATGTCGGGACGGGTTTGGGTCTTATGATTAGGAAGAGTGACCATAGCAAAAAAACAAGATGGCTAAAGCATGGCAGGGGTAACCACCCCCCTGCTGTGCCTTCCCTTATATGGGATGTTCAGCGTCATGTAACACCTCCCAGTGCACAGGCCACGCGCAGTGAGACACCCACATTTGCGGGTGTCTCCGAAGCGTGGCCGTGCTTTTTTGGGGGTAGAGTATCAGAAAAAAATACAACCGAAAATTTGTTAAGGTCCTTGGACTTGGTATATATGTCGCAAACTCGAAAAAATTTTTTGGTGGGGTTTTGGAGGGGTTATAGTGGTTAGTCAGGCCAGATATGTCATAAGGCAGTTGCGTAATACCTCTGATGAGTTATTTAATCATGCATTGTTCCTTACGTTTACGGTGCGTGAAGATATTAGTGGCAAAGATTTAAGTAGTGCATTTGATAAGTGGGCAAAAAATATAAGATATTGGTTGCGTGGTCANNNTTCGGTTTTCGGTATTTGCCTGTGGATGTAGTGCAAAGGTATTGGGATTTAGGTAATGTGGATATAGAAGGGGTAAAAGATAAAGGCCGTGCTTTGCACTATATAGAAAAGTATTTGGAGAAGCAGGAAGGTGCGCGTATTACAGGGAGTTACGCTTTACTTCGTTTATATAGGCCTTGGTATGATAAGTTCCGAAAAATGGTGCATGCTTCGTGGGTAGCTAATCAAGTTGTTTGGGA